ATTTACGTTTCTGGCTTACGGGGGATTTTGGTGTGGGGGTTTGGGGGGGGGGTTGAAATTAATATGTTGGTATTAATTAATGAAAACAAATCAATCTATCTGTTATGCTGATATTATTAAAACTATATGTCATGGAGCTCTCGGGGGTCTTACATTTGGTATGTTTCACAAGTATCAAACAGATAAGCAAATGAAACTCCACAATGAGCAAATGGAACTTCACAATAAGCAAATGAAAATTAAACATCAGCAAGCAATGAACAGAATAGATGACGAATTGAATACGATGAATGACAAGGTGACAGCATGCGAGAAATTCTGGACCTTGAAACTATTCCATGACTTACTTTAAGCGTACCTTCATCATTCTTTGTTTGCGAGCCAACATGAACAAAGAATCAATTGCCTTTGGATGCAGTCTCCATCTTTTGCGCTTGGCACGCGGAGTCATTCTTGGAGCCAACATGAAGTCAGGATAAATGCATGGGATGTCTCTGAATTTCATTTTCAATATTGGGAGAAAACAATTAAATTAATGACCAAGAATCAATGATTATTTATGCTTTTCTCTCCAAAAACAAAACTCTCAGATCAATGAACCACAGATCTGAGAGTTTTTTGAACAATGGTGTTCCTGTCATATGACTCATACATACAATGTGGGCAAATGTGACAATCAGATAAACATTCAATACATACAAATGACAAACACCCCATACATCTTGAATCTAAATTGTGTTCGCATGTCAATGCCTCCTTTTGAGATCTGTTGTGAAATCCTGGAACAACAGAATAGTTTCCATTCTTCATACACATGAACAGGGTGGGTTGAGGGAACACATAAAATAATCTGTATGACCTGATTGATATTGGTGTGTATTTCTTGGACTTTCCTTTCTGGATCATAACTAAATCATCTTTAGCACTTTCAAAAACAATAACTCGATCAATGACACAAACCTGACGACCCTTTCTTTCTTTGTTACTCAATACTTCCAGCTTGTTGAACTCAGAGTCGCACGCATAGAAATCCTTTTCCATCAAGATCTTGCTTTTGGGGGTGAGATCTTTAGCTTCTTTTTGAGTCGCCTTGTCGATGTTTGACCGATATTTCACATAAGGAGACAAGAACGACAATAAGAAAGGTCTCATCTGGGGTGGCGAAATCTTGTGATAAGGACACTGGAGAATCATTTGCTCTTCAAAATTCATTATCTCTGACTCATATATGTGAAAATATGAGTCTTCTACTTGCAATGTTGAAAAATCTGTGGTAAATAAATGGGGAAAGGTTTTTTAGTTATATATAGCAATATTAAACTCAACCAAAACCATTACAGGGTGCATTAAGCTCTACCAAGGGGGGTTGTCTGCTCTTCGTGGTCCTTCAAAGATCTGATTTGAGCAGAGGATAGGGTTTTCAAATCGTTGCCTCGATAAGTGTACATCGTTCTGAGATGCTCCCGTTTCTTGTACACAACATACCACCCATAGTCGGCGGAAGAATTGACCAGGCAGATCTTTCCCGTGTCATACAAGTTTCCAGGTGCACCTTCTGCGTTGGACATCATTGAGGAGACAGAACCTGTATCCGAAGCAGGACCTTGATGTTGCAGTGATCCTAAACCAGACTGAGCTTGAGAATTGCGCATCAAATTCGACATCTCAGCAATCTGTTGCATCATGGTTCTCATGTCTTGGGAGGTTTTCTCTTGATTTGTCACAACCCCGTTCATCGCCACTTCCAGCGCTTGAATGCGACCCGCGTCATCCTCTTCTTCTTCTTCGTTAATGTTAAGCATGTTCATTCCTTCGTATTGCAAGTCAGCACCGACTGAATTAATGTCGTCGTCAATGTTAAAACTAGACATTGAACAGCAAAATTGTGAATGGTATGTTAAACGAAATTTGTGATATTGCAAAATGTTGCGCAACATTTGACAAAAATGAAATCGACACACAGCCAAGCGAATTTGAAGTCTCAATAAGATACCATTACTGAATAATGTGTAATGGTTTAATATGATATATTCTGATATCATCTGACAAAAATCATGCGGTGACGTCTGATTAAAATCACATAGTATCAACGTCCGTTATCTGACATTTGTCATGCTTCGTCATCTGATCGTTGCAAAAAAGTAGTTTTTTTTTCTTGCAAAATGAAATTTGTGTTTTTTCGAAGGGATCGAACCCGAGCCCCAGAAGAAATAAAGTCGTCCAAACCCCTTACACCAACCCACAGGCCGATGACGTGAGAGCAAAATTTAATGAATAAATATCCACCAGCATATCAATTAATATCAGATGATATTGTGTGACGTTGAGGCTGATGAGTTGTAGTACAAACCTTCGTGTATGTCTTTAAAATGAAACGTTTCATAATTGTATATGTCATGTTGCATTTGTGATATTCGTTTATATGTTTCTTGCCCATCAATTTGTTCTGTCAATGGAATGTTGTATTTGATCATGAATTTAATATATGTCTTTCTTCCGATCATTCTGCCTTGATATTCGTCCATCATATATATAATGGATGTATATTAAATAATTAAAATCTCTCTTTATTGCGTAAATGCTTCTTGCTTTGCTTGTGCATCCATGTACTCGCATATTTATATTTACATTGACAAACATCGCATTCCACAATTGTGTTACTCTTTTGTTTGATCTTCTCTTTGTTCTTAAGCTGATATTTTTTCACATTCTCTAACAGCTTCTTTTTATTATCCTGATAATATTCTTTACTATTGCGACCTGCCATATTCTTATTGATACATCGATACAAAAGCTGACACTCTCCCTCTTTGACACATAAATCTTGTCTCGACTCGCATGGATATAACTGAATAAGTTCAATCTTATAGTTGTTATTCTCCAAGATCTCATATGAAGAACAATGACCAATGCCATATTTCTTATATCTCTTGTATGATACTTCATGTGATTTTAATCTACTTTCCAAAGTTGCCTCGCATGTACTACCAATGTATACCTTTTTGGTTTCTCCGCACACAATTCTGTATATCTTACCATTTGATAGTTGATTGAATTCTCTCATTATATTACGCAAATAAAAAAAACTATAGTTTTTTAAAAAACGGATTAAATTTTTGTCCGCAAGTATTATAGAATGCCTGTTAAACAAATTTCCGCTTCATCCATGAACTCTGCAATCCCCAGTCGCACCAGAGCCAAGCCTTGGACCACTGTACATATAAATACCCACAGGAATCTTTTCAACAAATGGAAAAATGCACATCCAGACACAGAAGACACTATTGATAATTATATTTATAATAACAAAAGAGCTTTAAAGACTTTCATCACAAGATTAGAATTATCCAAGTCATCTGAAAAACAATTCTTCTTTATGATTGTGAGATGGCTGGAAATTCATCATGAAAATGACCGATATATTAAAATGTATCAGCAACATGGTTATAATGCTGGGAAGGAAATTCAAAGTGCCGAAGATCTTGGTGAGCAAACTGAAAGAGAGATTGAAAATTATAGGTCATTGATTGATTTGAAAAACATGCTTGAATTGGTCAAGGAAGAGAAAGAAGATACCATTGAATATTTGTTAATGGCTTGTGTTGTTCTGTCTCCAACACTGAGAGGTTCTTTTTATTCTAATTTGAAAATCATATCACAAGCCAAACAGAATGACGGTGTACATAATTGTGTGTTCATTAATAGACGTTCACGGAAATGCTATTGGATCGTGAATAAAGACAAGGTAAGTGGTTCTTTTGAGTTTTCAAATGGAAAAGGTTCCAAGATTGAAATTGAAAGTGCAGAACTGAAAAGATTGATTCTTAATTCTGTTGATGCATTTCCTAGGACATATCTATTCGAGAATCCAAGGTCAGGCCAATCGTATAAATATTCTGCTTTGTTGGAGAAACTGCACAGAATTACAGGTATTGATGGAATTTCATTTAATATGTTTCGTAGTGCTCATGTTAATCATTTATACAACAAGCCGGGTGCAGTCAAAGCGGAGAAGATAAAGCTGGCTAAACAAATGAGACATGGTCTCGCTGCAGCGTCAAGTTACTATCACAAACCTGGCTTAATCGAAGAGGAGGCGGAACAAGAAACGTGTCCAATGGTTAGGACTCAATTGATTGTAGCTCAAACTGCTGAAGCCAAGAATGCTAAAGCAAATGACGACACTGTTATTGACAAGAAATTCGCTCGTACGAAACGCGAAACCCTACGAAAGATCAATGCCAGAGGATCACAGCCAACTAGGGCTTCTATTGAGAAATATAATTTGGAGTATAATGGAGAAACGGGTTTGTGGTCTTAAATTAAGCTTATTTTTATATACGTGTATGTTATATGTATATCTTACCTCATAGCTCTATACTTTATGGTTTGTATGACGATAATCATTACTGTGTTATGTTAGGTTTGTTTGAACAATGTTGTCAACTTAAGTCACAAATGGAATGTAAGTTAAAAATAAAGAAGACTGTTTCATTCGATAAGAACATGTATATATATACATATTAATTATGTTATACTATTTTATATATTACAATGTATATTACAGAGCATGAACAAACTTATATCCTTTGGTCCGATGAACGGAAAATAATATGTGTCAATCATGACAGGGAAAGATTATATTCTTATATGAATATATTAATTGAAAAAAGAAACAATGCCACCTTTGATAGTTGGCTATATATGTGTTTCAAACATAACATTTACACCACTTAATCTTCGTTGTATGCTTTTAATGAATACAGCAATTTAATTATACGCTCTAGATTGGTGTGTCGTCTCAGAATTTGAGCACGCTCCTTTTTGTTAAGAGCAATTTCTAGATCATCATTCAGGGTAGAGGTTTCTCCTTTGAGTGTTTCGATATACGAGTTGATGGTTTCGTTAGTTAAGGTCATTAATAAAAGAACATATAATAATTATTATTATAGGTTTTTTAAAAAATAAAAAAGTGTAAATTACAAAATCAATAATGGGCTTAGGACAATTAATTTCTTCAATACAATAACTATATATGGATGTTGCATTAATGCTTTAAAATATGTAGTTTGGCGTATTAGTTTAAATACAATCTCCCATGCTAAACTGATTGTAAATTTATATAGTAGGCTTTCCTTGCTTGATTTGTTTACGCTTTTCTTTTTTTAAATATACTGTTGTATAGTCTCACTAGAACACGTCTTGTAAATCCATACTTTGACACTTTCTTATATACAATTTCTCGAAAGCGATCTAGTACGTCTTCGTTGTCGTCAAAAAACCTACCTAGCAATTGAAGTACAGCGTCACGTTTCATTTCTTCTCTTTCAGCCTTACTGCCATATACGAAATGCCTTTCTGCAGATTGCATAACTTCTTTTAGCACCACGGTATTAAGGTATAATACTTCATCTGCATTTTCAACATTCAATTTTTCAACTTCTACTTCTAGAAATTCATCAATTTGTCCATTCAATTTTAGCTTAGTAGTAAGCTTCTTCATTGATTTCATTTGACTAAGCCTCTTTGATTTTGGCTTAGCGGTAGGATTAATACTTTCAGTTTCCGAATCTGGCCTTTGCGATGCTGTGGAAAGTTTCTTCATATATAACATTGATTAGATATTAATTTTAAACTATAATATCTTTTATCAGTTTCTGTATGATACGGTCATTCATTTTTAAGTTATATATGTCGAGGTATATTTTATTATGCTTACTCATCAACTTCTTGTTGTCTGTTGAGTCTGAATATAATATAGTATGGAAGTAACAGAAGTACACACAATAATATCCACATAGTACCGATCTATGTTCTTGGATCTGTTGTAAATTATATATAGTTTCCATATCTTGATTCTTTACATACCTACCTATAAATTCTTTAACATCGTCGGGTGGTCTGACTGCAAAACTATCGAAATAAGATACGTAAGTCTCATTTATGACTATTGCTGTCCAGTGTGATCCTCCTTCAGTTGAATCTTCTAAATTAATAACATAACATCCTACTTCTGGTTCTATATCTTCTAATTGGTCTTTACTGTATACTCCTATTAATGGTATGCCAAACATCACACACATCTCATCAATATCAAAATTGGTTAACAAATCAGGTTGTCGTTTCTGAATTCTATACATTACAATATGTACAGAAATAAAATTAAATACAATGTCAGCATTTACTCAACTGACTGGGCTCTGTTTTTAAGAGACGGAGGCTTAGGTCTAGGGTTCCTTCCACCAATAAATGGGGAATAGTTATTTAGTACAGGCTCACCAATAAACTCAGAACTGTGAATTGCTCCTCCTGATGATTTAGGTCCTCTAAAGGATCCACCAACCATTGACCCTTTACATCCACATCCTCTACCAATTTTGACTCCTCCACCTGTCGCGACATTCGCAGCGATTAAAGCCGGCTCTAATTCTGGAGCAACCATTCCAGCAATAGGAATAGCATAATTCGTTGCAGTATGTACAGTATGTTTAGCTTTTCTCAAAGCACGCTTCAGCTTAAACTTACCTCCTTCTTGGTGACTTTCTTGTGCTTTCTGAACACGTGCCAAAAGCTGAGCAGTTGATTCATTTGACATATCATTTGCGGTTCCAGTCACTTTAGTAGCTTGATTTACTGCTTTAGTCAACTGGGCAGACTTCTCCTTACCAACAGCCATATCGACTAGGACTTGATTCTTCTCAAGTGTCTTCGATGCCTTGTTTGCAATATCGTCAGCTTTCTTAACATGCTTCTTTGCTTTCTTAAACACCTTCTTCAAATTCAGCTTACCTCCTTCCGTTTCGAGAGATGCCTCACCTTTGCCTGCCTTATACTCAAGAGAGCCATAATGCATCATCTCGGTTTGAGACATACCACTGTTTTCGGGTCTTGCCCTGAAGTCTTTCATGAATTCAATCCATTTGTTTTGTACCATATAAATATGGTATAGACAAAAATAAAAAGTAGATCACTTATATAATAATTTATTTACATGATCTGAGCGGTAGTAATATCCACAGTGATATGACGTCTCTGTTCGAAAAACACATAAAAGTCATATTCAAGAGAGTTAGGTGCACTTCCCTTGTCAATTGTACCAGAAATTTCATAAGAAGTCTTGCTACCGATATCTGAAACTGCTACCCGAGACAAATCAAAGACGTAATAGTGATATACGTTGGCAAAATCCTTAAGACTGATGGATCCATTACTGGATTCTGTTCCATTCACATCGTGCATCTCCTGAAGAAACTGCTCATAGCCGTATGTCAAAGGCTGGGTGTACAAAGGTCTTCCACTCACATTGAGTCTAAGGTTATTGATGTTAATTGGGCTCGTGTTCAAACCGTGGGTGCAGGACATCAATCCATTAACCTTGACTCCTAACGATTGCTTTCCATTGCTGGCTCCACTTAAAACAGGCACAACTATCAGTCTTTCAATGTCTCTGGTGCTGGATGCGAGATTCAAACTGAAATAATCCTTCACATTCATAAACTGAGAATGGATGAGCTCCTTGTAATTAACAGTTCTGACGGGATTACTCAAGATCTGACTGTCCAAAGATTCAGACAGGGAGTATGAAGACATGACCCATCTAGGTCTAGTCATGTCATGTTGCTCTGCTCCAATCTTACCGAGTTTCAACTCGTAAGTGAAATCGTTGGTAGCATTTGCGTTATTTGGCTCTCCCGCCTCGGTGTATTCTTTAAAAAAGTCAGAGGGGGTTGATGCTCGAAAGAATGGGCAAAACTCATTAGCCATGTTATGACTCTTGGTGATGATAGAGGCAGGGGTTACAGTCACCTTATAGTCAGTGATTTGGTTGAGTCTGATTTTTAGTTGCATATAAGGACCACTGACGAGGGGGAGCTGTTCACAGAAAGAACTCATATCACCCAGGCGCACCACACAATAGTGATGGTAATACCAAATAAGGTCAGAGCCTGTTTGTTTCTCCAATCTGGGTTCTCCATACTTTTTCATGGAGTCTTCTCCCAAAACAGCAGTCTTGTGCGCATCTTCATAATTCAAATTTGAAGAAACTCCCTGATTGTAAACATATCCTTTCCCTAGGTCCTCCTTTTTACCAAGAAAATTAATTTTATCCTGGCGAAGTCCTCCTTCAGTGTCATAATACCACGCGTCGCCAGTCATCTTGTGGTAAGTCTTGAGGCCTGAGTTAAATTCATCCTTCTTCGCGCTTCCAGTAGTGTGATCAATGAAACTCTTGTATACACTCAAGTTATTAATTGGTTCTTGGCATTGATGATTCGACAACTCCACATCAATATTGTGAATGGCAGACATATCGGATTTCATAATCATGGAATGCCTTGCCTGCTCTAGTGTAATAGGTTCAGTTGTGGTGAGTTTTCCTAGCATTGGTAGGACGATATAGCTGTTCTTAATGTCAACAACATGGTTACTGTTACTGATAGCTTGAAGCTGAAAGGTACAGATGTTGTTTGTATATACGTCATTAATGTCTTCAGTAAAAATCATGTTCTTACTGAGCATCTCGGGCGTGTGAAGCTGGCTACTCTGCAAAACCTGCTGAGCAATGATATCATCTTTGGTAAATTTAGCGTGTACAATTTCGGTCATATATATTTACTAAAGATAAAAATTTAGAACTATAATTTTGTATATTTATAGCATTATAAAAAAAGTGGTTCAACTTATAACTTATTTGAATTTGAAATCTATGAATGTCTTCAATTTCTCTTTAACCGTGGATGGTTCAGCAAGTTCATTTAATTTCTTAACTTGCTTTTTCTTAGCAATCTTAGGTGCTTCAAGTGATATCTCTTGAAAGGTATCATTTAATCCAGCACCCTGACTTACAACAGACTTAGCTTTTTGCTTTTTGAATGTTCCATTTTCAACATCGCTTTGAGTATAAAATCCCATATAATATAGATTATATATTAATTCTCCCATATGTCATTCTTAATTACTGAAAGGTTAATCAAAATCTCAGGATCGATGACTTGTAGGCGTCTATAATCTTGATCCACGATTTCCACTCTCACTTGATCATAAATTCCGGGTTGAATTGCAGTATAAATTGGATTAGCATCGATATTAATTACGTCCCCATAATATATATTATTTGGAATTGTGAAACTGGATAACACACGCTTTTCTTCTGATAATTCGTTATTGACCATATTACAAAGAATCAAGTATGAACTAGATGGCATGAGTTGGGGCGCTTGCTGTGACAGAATTGAATATAATGTTTGCGATGTGCCTGTATTTACAACATTGAGCGGTGCTACGGTTCCAGTTTCAAAACCAAAGTATTCGTTAATAGTTCCATACGTCGGAAATATAATATTCATGCACTCCCAGTTAGTGGGGATTTGCCATGTTGTTGGTGTCTTCCATGAGGCCAGGTCTTCATAATTAGATCCAATACTATAAAATAAAAACTCATGTGCGTAGTAAGTGGAATTGGTTCTCACTGAAAAGAAATACATAATATCACCAGTTGTCGCATGTTCCAGATAATGGCCCCTATTGAACATTTCTTTTTGGATATATGCATATATATCGGATAGTTCATAATAACCAGGAGTAATTACGATTTCAAACGGTTCTAGAACACCTGACATGTTCCAAAAAGAATATATGATTTTATTGTTGTTATATCCAACTGTAATATTTGGCCACGATAGATATACATTAAGATGTGTTAACGAAATTTTATATTTGTCATCATTCTTTACCTCCAATCTCTTCGGCAATACATATTCAAACTGACTGTTCATTGATCCCGTGATGTTTCTCTTGTTAATAATAATATTGCTACTCATATAAAGTAGTAATATAAAATAATTATTCTTATACTGATTTCAACACTTTCTTCAGAGCGAAATAATCGTAATTAGAAAGCTCATCTAGTGTGTGGAGTTTCTCAATTAAACTAAGACACTCCTTGTATATTTCAGATCCTTCATTACCTGCATCGATTGACCCTTGGAGAATGAATAATCTATGTCTAATTTGTTCCGACATAATGACTTTCTTAGGTCTTTTGTAGTCTAGTGATTCAATGATTTTTGCTCGTCTTAATATGCTTTCCATTAATAATGTATTAGAAAAAGAAAGCTCGTTTAATAAATCATAATCTATATCATTTGTTTCCAATAGGTTAATCAAAAACTGTTGAAGGTGAAATGATATCTCCAATGTTTTATTAAACGCCGGTATAGTTCCCCTGCTTTTGTAATATTTAAGTTGCAATTGACACTTATAATGTAACTTCTGCTTATGTATACCAAATATTCCAAGTTGTGTATATTTATCTTTGCTATCTGTGTTCATTAATAACATAGGAGTATATAAAATATATATTTCTATACAAAATAATTAATTTTAATTCTGGATTCTTACTTACCTGTGTTCATTACATGATATATTAACACTTGTCCAAAATTCTTTGACACCCCTTTAGCTGTCTCATAAACGGATGTGTTCCCTGCATAAAACAAATTAGCCCATTGATTGAATAGATCTCTTTTGTTTATATACATATCTTTAATCATTCCATTAACCTCCTTTAATGTGTCTTTCGAAATGCGCTTGTAATATGCCTTCTCATCGGTACTGGCTTGCTCAGATTTAAATCTTCTTGGAGGAGTCTCTGAAAATTGAGTAACGGCAAGATTCATTCTATTGAGCAATTGTGTCACCTCATCACTTTTCAGCATTACATCATCAAAAACAGTCTCGGCTACCTTACTTGTGTTGGCAGGTTCGCCCTTGGTCTCGTTTGTGGTTTCAAATTCTTCATCATCTGACATAACACTTACATTGTCATCTTCTTTCTCTTCAAATACTTCCTGTTTCTCATCGTCTGTTCCCATAAACATCGGTATCCATTTATCAACGTCATAATCTAGTGCAAAATCGTTGATTTTTTTAAGCCATGAAAAAACCATATTGAGTTTATTGGTCAGCTCTGTTATTTCCTTTTTACTTGCCCTTTTTATAGTTTTTCCCATGGCATTATATAATTGCACACTATTTGAAGCATTCAAAATAAGAATATGTAACAGTTTGTAACTATCATCGTCGTACCTGTGGAAGTAGTTTATAAAACGTGACAATTCATGCATCGCTGAGGGAAATTGTGATCTGGTAACATTCATTTTTGTGTTACTTTCCGCTTTAAATCCAATATCTAAGGCCAAAGAAATAGACTGTTTGACTATGTCTATCGCATCTACAATTTTACCAGCGTCTCCACCGAAATAACTGTCAACCAACTCATACTCTTCTTCTTCTAATTCTTGTTTATTTGATACAGGGGCAACACTTTGATCAGTGGTACCAAAATTGTTGGTTACTTCAGGATTAGGATCATTACGAGAACTTGAAACGGGTGTCTGTTCCTGTGCAAGAATCTCATCAACACTTTTATCCACTTCATTGTGATTGAGTTGAAATACAGAACCATCAGTAGATTGAATTGCTGAGACTCCTGAAACAGATCCTTCGAAACTTCCGGTCTGGTCAAAATTATTAAGCATCTTTACAACGGTCTTAAATACTAAGTCGGCGGATGCTTGGACTTTGGAAAATTGAGTCATTAACTTGTCATGAACCATGTTATACAATGTATACATATCTTTCTCACCACTATATTTTGCTTTGTAGAAATTCGCAAATCTCTCGGCTTGTGCTGGTTGGCTGGGGAATAAAAATGCCACCTTTTCATTAAATGTACCTTCATTGTTGAGTTTATTAATCGATCTCATAAATACAGTGTCAGTTTTAGGCATTGGTTTGGTAAAGCCATTATTTTTATTCCTCATTTGATTGATATAAGAACTCTTGTTTTTCAATTTCTTGGCAATGGTTTCGATGCGAAGTGCCCGGTGTTTAATCTCTTCTTCAGTGTAATTGTTGGCGTCTAATTTCATATATATTACAGTTAGATAAAAATATATATGAGTAAATTAAAAATCTTCCGCTAATAAGTTCTCGGAGAAGTTAATGCTAATTTTGGATTTGCATGGGTTAATCATTAAGAAATTTCCAATACCTGATTTAGATAGCATGTATTCATACATGCCATGTAATTGTTCATTTGTTACACCTAAGTACGCTTCCTTTGTTAAATACTTAAAATCATTCTTATCCACCTTCACAACAAAAAATAAAGTAAACTGGTGTCTGATAGATGGTGGTATAATTGAATATCTTGGTGATAAATAGAAAGTACTACAGTTAAATTTATATTTGTATATGTATTGATTGCTAATTTCAGTTTTGTCCCTCTCAAGTTCCATATTATCGAATATCATAACTGATTTGTTGTTTGCTGGTAAATGTTCGTCTCGTTGTTGAACAAAATTCAAAAATCCGTTATATCCTCCATAGCTTATAAATATTCGCTCTTGTAATGTATCTTGTAGATAATCATAAATCGGTTCGTGTCCATTGGTAAATATATATATCATAGATTCAGAATTGAACTTTTTAAGAATGTTAAGTATACACATTTCTTTAGAGGATCCCCGAGCTCCAATAATAACTGCTCCACATGTTTTAATTTCTTCTTCAGTGTGATCGTTAGTTTGTAAAGTCATATTATATATTACAGCAATATAAAAATATAAATAAGTAAATTAAAAATCTTCTGCTAATAAGTTCTCAGAGAAGTTAACTCTTATCCTTGATTCATCATTTGCATTTGTGTTAATCATTAAGAAATTGCCAAACCCTTCTTTAGCTCGCATGTATTCATACATATTATATAATTGCTTTTTTGTTGTACCGAGACTTACACTTCTCATTAAGTATTCTAATGCGTTCTTGTTATCCACCTTCACGACAATAATTAATGTTGCCTGTCCTCGAATAAATGCTGGTATTGTCGAGTAGGTTTGTGATAAATAAAATGTGCAACATCCTAAACCGTCAACAGTGGATCTCTTTCTGCCATATTTGTACTGATTGCAAATTTCAGTTTGATCCTTTTCGCAAGCCATATCATCAAAAATAACAACTGACTGGCCAAAGAATGGTGACTTTTCTTTATTACGTTTTGAATCTCTTAGAAAATTCAAATATCCAGTATATCCATCATAAGACATATGCAATTGCCATGATGGTAGAAAATCCTGAAGATACTTATAAATTGGTTCTTCACATTCATTTGTGAATATATAGATTTTGTGAAACGTGGAATCGAACTTTTTGAGTATGGTACATAGGCTGTTAGTTTTCCCACTCCCTGAGGCCCCAACGATTATTCCGTTAAAAAACAGCTTAATCTTGTGATCATCGAAATGTGGATTTGTATTTTTCTCCATATGCAATTGTACCCGCTTGAGCTCGTACATATTTACTATATCTGGGTCTGGATTCTTTGTTCCGGCTATTACCTCACTCTTCTTCTTTGCCTTTGGTTTTTTTGAATCTGGTGGTGGAATTCCTGCCAATGTATCCGCTCGAATTTGTTCAAGTGATCTGATCATTATAATAATATCACATAAAAAAATAATTATTGGTTGGTTTAACATTTATCATTATTTAGTATTTAATAATGTAATTCATTGTGATACATTCAGGACGTGTTTCAGCATTGGCAGGATATATCGGCTGATCGCTACTGTCATACAATGAAGATGTTTTGTTTGTACTGGTTACATTGTCCCAAACACTTCTTGATTGTGTGCTTCCAAAATTAGTTACTGTTGATGTATTGCTTGGTTTTTGATAATCATGACCATGTTCTTGAATAGACTGGGATTGATATGTACCCATGGCCACGGATTGCGCACTGACAGGATATGTCTGGTTTTGCTGACCCCCACGAACAAAAAGTTGACGCATGTCCGGTACGTAAAAATCATTTGGATATAGTGGTTTATTGTATGCGTATGTATCACCTATTGCATTCCATAACGCGGAGTAAGTTGTTTTGCTGACTAACAAACCATCACAGTGTAAATACCCAATAGGTGCTTGGGATGTTGGTGGCACTGCTGATATTAATACTGATCCTGTTGGGGTTGCTGATTGTTGCAAAGTTGCAATTGTTGCTTCAGCAGTGTTCAATCTTCCTAATGCTAAATCCAAGTCTGTTATTAAAAAGGGAATCTCTGATACTGCGGTATGGTCTTCATCTGTGTAAGCATTATTTTGTGTTTCATTATTTATCTCAAGAGTTGGAACAATCATATTTGATTGAGACACGACATTATGGCCACCGTACGCATTTAATATAATGTCTTCGTATATGTTGACTATATTGAATGGTAATCTGGTTGAACTGTCTCCACTAGTTCCCATCCAAAATTGACGCAGGCCTAATGAAGAAGAAAACCCCTCAATGAATGTACCTCCATTACTTTTCATTGTTATCGATTTGCTAGTGTTATCTGGATTATCTACTGTCAATGATTTTGTTTCTAGGTTTGATGATATTTGCACTTTACCGCCTCCATCAGGGTAAAGAATAATATTTTTTCCATGTTTGTTTACAATATAAAAATCTAATGGCACACCGTTGGTGGTATAGCCGGAGGTTCCTAACCAATATTGTCTTTCTCCACCATTTAGTGCAGTGTTATATCCTTCAATGTAAGCACCATTACTTGATTTCAACTGAACCATATTCTCGCTTGCGGTAATGACTGCTCTGCTATTAAACTCAATTGCATCATTAGTTGTTGGTGTTATCTTATCTGTTTTTACCTTTACGTCACTAATATCTGATTCCAATTGATTCGTTTTTATATTTACTTCGTCTAAATCTAATATCAATGGTGTTATCTTATCTGTTTCTACCTTTACGTCACTAATATCTGATTCCAATTGATTCATTTTTATATTTACTTCGTCTAAATCTAATATCAATGCATCAATTGCCGTGTTTGTGTTATCGACATCAACAATTATTTGATTAATATCTGCACTAGTATGTGTCATTGAATCCAGCTTAACTCTATCTTCATTTGTATATGCTGTTTCTTGTAACGTAAAATCTTTAAATTTAATATTTGCCTTGATAATTAACTGGCCTTCCATTTCATCGCCACTAACTAATAAGTGATTTTCATCATCATCCTTTGTATCGTCATCTTCATCGTGTTCAATAAAATCACTAGGGTTGTATATGTTGTTCTCAGTTGGTGGTCTATGGATACTCATTATATATTATATGAATATAATAAATTAAATAAATTAATGTTTGGATTTTTAAAATGCATATACCTTTCCGAACATTTGAAATTTATCAAAGAATGCCCTTCCACTGTTTCCATTTTGATACAGGATCAGTCTAAATTTATTGTATCCCGTAAAATCCGAAGCTAATGATAAGTCTAAATGAAAGTTGCCTAATGCACTCGCTGGTGTGATATATCCCAAAATATCCCAATTTGCGCCATTGTCCAACGTCGCTACGATTTGAAATTTATGTGGCATTACCAAACTGCCTCCAACTGTAAACCTACTTGGTTTTACGTGGAATGGCACTGATACCTCAATATATTCCCCAGTTTGACACCCGGGTGTGGTGAATTCCAAATTACCACCCGTACAATTATAAGGTGTAAAGCTCTGGTATGATCCAGCTGACACCCATGCATTTGAAGATCCAGATACGAGCCCATATGTTTCATGGAGCCATTGGTGTGCGGTTAATCGAAATTCAAAAAATTTATTGTCTTGGGAGTATAATTTTCCTCTGAATACTTCCAAGAAATGTTTGTTGTTAGTCGGGTTAGAATTTCCACGAAATGATGTTGCGTATACTTGATAATCACCCTGTTTCCAAGCGTCTCCACTCGTTACCGTCCAATTAGCTTGAGTATCTTTTGGTTGTGAATTCATGTTAGAATAAAAATTCATTAGTTGAAATAGGTCTTGACTGGGATTATCGTATTGTAATGTCATCGCTGGTGCGGATACATTAACGATTTGATTAATACTATGAGTATTTCCAGTTGAGTCGGATGTTGAAAATGTAACAGTGTATGCACCCGTTGTTGTGACATCTAAATTAGATTCATCAACTGTAATAGTTAATGCCTCTAGTGAATTATCTGACGCACTGGCTCCAGCACTAGCAGAATCATAAACACTGTTAGCACTAATTGTTATTTCTCCAGTTGTCAACGTTATAACTGGGTTTGTTGTGTCTACTATGTTAATAGTTCTAATTTTTTGTGTTGCTACGTTGCCATTTGCATCTGTTACATCATAATAGATATTATAGACGGCACCTAAAACACTAGTATCTACCGTATCGCCTGTCACAACAACATCACTTGTGACATCAATTGTTCCGGGATCGTCACTTGCACTATATCCTGGTTCTGTGTATGTGGTGTTTATCTCATGTGATATCGTTGATGAACCAGTTAGTGTAATAATCGGAGGGGTTCCATCATATACAACATTCGATTCACTGTTATAGAATAATTCTATGTTGCTCTGTGCATACCATTCGTTATTAACTCTTGAAAGACTTAATTGTTGTTCTATCAAACTATATCCAGCTATCGGGCTCAAATTAATACTCGTATTTCCACCCAGGTGCTTAATTTCTACAACTGATCCATTGATTTTTAGTACATTGATATATGACTTATGTTCAAGGGCATCAATTATAACACGTTGGTTGTATGTTTTGTTATTTGCCACATTGTTAATTGTTAAATCCAATTCCATTAATGCAGTATCATCCAATGTATTCACAAACAAATTATCTTCATCATATGTATGTGTGATTATATTTGTTGCTGTATCATAAGTTAGAGTTGAATGTGATTCTATTTTGTTTTGTTTGGCATCTATATTTGATTGTAACGTATTTAGTGAAGTCTGTACCGAAGAATTGGTAGCGGTTTGAGCTGTATCATATGCTTCTAGTGCGGTTGTTGAAGATTGCAGAGTTGTAATATCTGAATTAATTGTATTTATGGATGTTAAATTGTCACTTATTCCTGTTGCATTTGTAGCAATGTTGTTAGTGTGGGTTGTGTTAATTGCGGTTTGAGCTGTATCATAAGATTGCAAAGCAGTAATGTCAGATGCGTTTGACGTCAATGTTGAATTAATTGTATTTATAGAATTCGTTACCGATGTGTTGGTGGTGGCTTGTGATACGTCTGTTGCTGAGAGAGTCGATATACTTGTGTCTAATGTTGTCATCTTTGCAGAAATGGATGAAGGGTAATCGGCATATTGGATATTTGAAGAAGTAACATCAACGTTTTGTATTGAAACCTTATTGTTTGTGTCGATTACCGCTTGCTTCGTATCGATATTCGTTTGCAAACCTGTTAATGATGTGGCAAGTGATGAATTAATATCAACGTACTGCAAAGAATCATCACGGTTTAGCAAACTTGAATTCAATTTATTATTCATATCAATCAAATCGTGCTTACTTGATTGTAAATTGGTAATTGACGCGTTAATGCTGTTAAAAGAAGACACGTCGCCACTCTGAAGAGATTGTATCGTTGCGATTGCGTTTGCGTTTCCAGTAATGTCAGATTGCATAGCATTCAATGATACATCCACAGCTTCAAAATTAAATTGAATGTCGTCAATGATTGTGCTGTCTGTTCCCTGGAGTAGTGTGATGTTGCTGTTGATAGAGTTTAAACTTGATTGGATACTTGAACCGACATCGACGTATTGTAAGTTATCGTTTCTATTTAACAAACTGGAATTTAATTTAGCCAGTGTTGTGATATTTGGTTGCTTTGTGTCATTCAAGACCGTAATATTTGAGTCCAATGTGTCCAATATGGTTGAAACCGTGTCATTCATTCCTGTATCAAATACTAAACTTGAATCCAATTTTGTTCCTGAATTAATTTCATTTTGCTTTGTGTTGATATTGTTTTGCAAAGTCGTGTCAGCAGATTGTAAATTTGATATTTGAGTGTCGTGAATTGCATCAGCAGAAACCAAGGCGGAAACGTTGGTATTGAGAGTATTGATACTGTTCAAATTGTTTGCTGTGTTGGTTGCCTTAGTATTTAAATCGGATTGCAGGCCTGAAACATATGCAATTGTCAAATCGTTGTTTTGAATTGTGGGTTGTTTGGTATTAATTTGATTCTGGAATGATGCATTTGTCGTTCCTTGGGTAGTTTCAAATGTTTCCAAATCCACAAGTCTACTTTTGTTACTTACTATGTCGGATTGTATCACAGGGATATTGGTTAAATCCACATCTTGCAACTGATCCAATGTAAGCAGATTGCTCGAAATGTCATTGATTAGTGTGGTATGTAATGATAATAAATTAGTATTCGTTATTTGTTGTGTCTGTAAATTAGACACATTGGTTTGTAAAGCTGGAATTGAAACAAGATCCAAGTCCTGCAATCCATCGATAATTGAAATGTCAGTTGTCAATCTGTTAATTTGAGTCTGTACAGTTTCATTTGTATTAATATCTGACAGTGTGGACATTTTCAAATTGGATACATCACCATTACCAATCAAATGGGCACCTACTCGTGCGTTAGCTGTAATATTTGGTTGTTTTGTCAACATAGTTGTGTTTAGTATTGCAATATCTGCTGTATGAATTGCGATATTGCCTTGATTCGTGGATATATTTGTGGTGTTTGTTGTAATATTGCTGTTGACTGTACTCAACTCAGTATTTATGTTTGTAATATTGTTGTTGGCTGTCACAATATCGGTTGCATTAGTGGATATTGATGTAATATTAGTATTGATTAAGTCATAATTATCTGTCACATTCATAATTGTTCCATTCAAAAGTGACAGATTTGTGTCTACTTCAAACTGTAAATCTTCATGAAGTGTCTTGTTTTGGGCTATATCATATGTGTTTTGTGATATATCTGACTTGTTAGCAAGAGATAATGTATTGTTTAGTGTAATATTGGTTGTGTTATCAGCAATCAATACATTTGAATTGGCTAAATCCGTATTTAATTGCGAGATATCAGTCGTGTTTGAAGAAATTAAGGCAAGATTGTTAGAAATATTCAAAACATTCTGACTTATTCCTGTCGCGTTAGAATTGATGTTTGATAGGTTAATTGCTACATCATCGATAGTTGAATTTAACAATGTGAGATTATCGTCTATCTCAGCTTTGTTTGAAATACAAAATGTGTTATTAGTTGTAATATCATCGGTGTTCTCTGCAATATTCAAACCATTCTGAGCAATGTTATTTGCATTTAATTGAATGTTATACTTGTTTAGCGAAATATCTACATCATTCAATGTGATTGCACTGAGATTGTCATCGATCTCAGATAGCTTCGATGTGAGACCTGTAATATTGATAATATTAATTGCATCCGTTGCTAAATTAAGAGTGGAATTTGCCAAATTCAAATTACCCATAAATTTAGTTTCATCCTCTTCAAATGTCATATTGCTCAATTTGGTAGTGGATAATTCAACTGATGCCTTTTGTTCATCTGAAAACGGAACGGTTTGGAGCTTGCCATTCATATTAATACTTACGCCTTCTTTCATATATAAATCCTTCTCTAAGACTGGATTTGATTTTGTCATGTAATTGCTTAAATTAATACTGAATGAACCTAACTCATCACTGTCTGTGTTGAATGAGGCGGAAGATGAATTGGCTGTATTCTTTGAAGCGGAAACGATCATATATACTAGATTGGGATAATAATTTCATGTATTAATATATGAAAATAAATAAGGAATTGGTTTTATTTCTTGATAAGCCGTTTCTTAGTTTTTGATTTTTGGTTCATCTGATTTTTTTACGATGTTGCTGAGTTTGGCCTGCGAATCTCGAGGAAATTTAGCATTTGATTGCTGTTTCTTAGTTTTGATTTTTGGTTCATCTGATTTTACGATGTTGCTGAGTTCGGCCTGCAAATCTCGAGGAAATTTAGCACTTGATTGCCGTTTCACATTTACCGGGAAAATAATTCTTTCGTTTTGTTTCTTGGAAGTGATCATATAAAGTAGTAAAAGAAAATTATTCATCTTTTATCGATCACTATCATATTCTTCATCATCGTCATAATCTTCATCTTCATCTGAATCATCTTCTTCTGAGTCTGACTCAACATGGATTGAATCAATATATTGTCGCAATCTCTCTTCAACAAAGACTTGTTCTGTTGGTGGCAAAGTTTTAAGTCTTTCCCCTGACCAATAATTATATCCATATGAAATGAATATCTCATCTCCTTTCTTTATGTCTTTAATTGCAATCAGCTTGGCGCCATCTTCATTCATTGCCTTGGTAAACTTCACATTGATTTTCATTTGTGAAAGCGAGTCATTTGCGTATCGTCCATAACATGAAAGAGGATCATTTGCATCTATGGCTAAAAGTTCATTTATGGATTGAAATATATAATCCGAATCATAAAAATTGAGATCGACAAAATACATAGGAACCATAACTCCGATATATTGGGCAACAGTTATTCCTTTCTTAATATCATGTTTGGCGAATATTCCTTTACCCGCCCCTTTTATTGTTGACTTTTTTATGACTACGTGGACATCTTCAGGAGTTTCATCTTCAATTCTTTGTAAGAATGGCATTATATAATAACATAATATATAAAATTGAATAATAATATCTTGAGTTGTTTTTTAAAAATATGTAGGTTTAAGAAAATATCTATACTATACTTAATGAGTAAAAAATGTAAAAGCATCAGCAAAAATGAATTGATAGATCGGTATGTAAAAAATATTTGCAAGTGGCATGGCTTATGGAATCGTGTCAATAAATGTACAGCATGTTATAGATATTGTGATTCTGACAGTCATGCTGTAATGAATTTTTATATGTTGTCAGCGATGTCACTGAGAAATAGCCAAGGACGGTAGTATTTATTTAAGATTCAAGTTATAATATTAACTTTATCTATTCCATATTCAAATTGTATAATTCTTCAGATAGCGTGGGAGAGTGATCACCCGGAAACAAAAAAAAGAATAACTTTGACTTGTATAAGTCACTTCCCATTGCTGTATTTATACACTTCTTATAATAATATTTAAAATGATTCATACTTTCGTCATCTTCTGGGTTATATAACTTCATCATGTGCTTAACTTGTGCTTTGGTAATCATCTTCGTGCCGATTTGGTCTAAATAGGTTTGTCCGGATAAAATTGTCATCTTAACATACTAAAGAAAAATATTCCTAAGCCAGAAATTAATTTTAGGTTTTGTAAATTTTGCCACATAATAAATCAGGATATATTTGTTTTGTTTAGAATTCCTGTCTGATTTACTGCAGGAGATCAGAACAAGAAGTTACTAATTAAACTTTATGTTGGGAACACCTGCACGTTTTGAGACAGGAATTTAAGGGGTTTTGAATAAATAACATTGTATTATGTCATAAAATTAAAATAAAGTGATTTGCATTTCTGGCTTAGCGCGTTATTTTGGAACGAAATTATTCAGTTTCTTGGAATATATCAATGTTTTGCATTTTGGATGGCAATTTAATGTGTTCGTAATAATTGTATCCCTTTATCTTAAATGTTAATGCTGTTTTGGTTCGATCTTTTGTATGAGTGGTAATATCCACATTCGACCAATCCTTATAAATACTCTTCAGTAAATGAGCATATGCATCACCTTTGCTGTCCTTATCAACACTCGTATTGTATAAAGTAGTCACTGTTTTGATATTCTTCTTAAGATAATCCTTTGCTTTATCGACATCCTTCTTCTTCATTACATTCTTTGTATCTTGAGAGTGATCAATTTTCATGATACCATTTAAACTATTAATAAGTTTGGACTTCTCCGCCGTCATCTTCATGGTAGTCACAATGTGATCATTCTTTTCCAATTCCAACTCAGTCTTTTCCAAATGTGTCAAATTAGATTTCTCATATTGTAAATTATTTATCACATATTTCTTGTAACGATTCTGGTATACATTAAAAAATATTTCAGCCCTTAATGACTTGTCAATTGTCGTACCAAACTTATCGTTGAAAAAATACTTATCAATTCTCGGTTGCATGGATCTGACATGCTTCTTCTTTTGAAGTGACACAATCAATGTAATTTGATCATGGGGAATATCAACAATGTCGTCAAATTCTTTTTCATAATCTCTGCCAAATTTCTTGTCATCTTCAACTTTATCCTTCTTCAATTCCTCGCATGTTTTAACTTCGTATCCAATCAATGACAACAATTCAAGTAACATATTCTTAAAATGGAACTGTGCCATGACATTCTCGCGTAAGTTTCCATGAAGAATTATCTTAAGACCTTCTGTTGTACATTCTAACAATCTATCCAATGAAGCATTTACAGATGCGTCAGGTTTATCTTCTGTCGCTAAAGATTCTTTAATGATATCAATCTTTTCCCTATTTTCATCATTCAAATCACTGATTAACTTATATGTATGTTTCCTTTCACATTTCATCATCATGTGATGTGGCAATGCAAATATAAGATTACCATCAGTATGTCTGACACGACGAATCATTTGGATAACATCACGAGGTACGGGACCCATTGCGTTTCTTGCATCCAAAACTGTGTTATTGAAGTGTCCAACCAGATCACAAGAAACACCAACAGTCATTGTTGGAGTACACGATACCAAATTATAATTTATCCAATGTCCATTTACATCCTTAAGTGTATCCGTAACTTTATCATCATTATCACTGTGGTAAAATATACTCTTCTTATTTGGACACTCTCGCAATGTTTTAATTTCTAAACCATCAGATTTGGTCTTTGAGCATGTTGGGGTAAACAAATTCTTATCCGCCTTTAACATATTAATAATAGTTGTTTCATATTTTGTGCTTGGGATTTGTATAGCCTGTTTATTGAATATAGCCGGTACAGTATTATGAATCATATAAATCTTCTCGCTTTCTGTTCTTATTTCTCTAATATAGTTTAAAGTACGATTTGAAATAAACGCATCAGCATATACAACCTTTTTCGCTTTCTTAATTACAGATTCAAATATGCTATATGTTAAACCAACTTGCTTTAATGTAGGACTGCTAAATTGTTTTAATATACTTTCACATTCATCCAAAATAACATGATCATAGTCGACCGATTCATCGATTTTTACTAAACTCTCTAGTTGAACACATAATTTATTACATTTTCTATACTTACGTGTGTCTTCTACAAAATCCAAATAATTATTAACATCAAACTCAGAACATATAAAGTTGGCAAAACTTTTACGCGATGAGATAAACAAAACATTGGGCTTTCTGTTACCATTAACTAGGTTACCATATTCCAAAATCTTCTTTATGAATTGAGTCTTTCCTTTACCCATATCAGCCTTCAATACTAAGTGTTTATGAGACAACAAATCAGCATTCATTTTAATTCTATTATTTACATCACAACATATATACTTACTTGTCTCAGTTTTGTAATTAATACAACTTTTATCCATAACAAAATATTCATCAATCTCTTTCTTGCTCTCTCTGTCAATCTCTGCCATATTCCATTTCTTACATAATGCTTTAAATTCTTGCTCACCACCTTCCTTACAGAAATAAAAGAAACTGTTTGATGTGATTTTATTACCTCGATTATCCTTGTAATTCTTCCATACTTGCATAAATCCATGTGACGAATAACCAGAACTTCTCTGACTAATTTCAATAGCCATCATCTTAAATCCTTCTCCCATAGCTCTCACCGACCAAACCATATTTCTCCAATCGTGATAATCATGAATATAATTGCCAGGCAATAACTCAGAAAACTCACGAATCTTTAGAATATTATCATCTGTCGCTTCCATAACAACATTATCCATATTTTTATGCGTATTCAATGCTTTCTCCAATGCAACACTCTCGTCAATATCTTTCCTGTATAATTCATTCAATGTTTCCGTGACATCAACACATTCTGTAACATAATTCAATACAAATGACTTCAATTCACCATAAAGAATTATATGCTCTGTATCCAAAACACATTCTTTTTGTTGATATGGAAATCTGTACAACGATCTCGAAGCTCTCAGATGTCCAATATCAAATTTAAAATCTTTATCTGGATGCAACTTCTGAATGTTTTGCCAGAAATGAATTTGTGTTTTACGATTACATGAAATGCCATCCACTACCAAATGGTGAGATTTACCGGCCTTCTTGTACCCATTGTTTTCTGTATAGAACACATCCACATCCACACCCAATAAGTCATTACACGTTTGTACAACAATGTCATAAATTTCTTCAATATTTACATCAGTGCCATCAATATCAACATTCAAACGAATTACATCTTGTTCAATGTTTTCATGAAGACACTTATCAGAACCCCATTTCATTATTTGATCAATGGCGTTAATGTCAATGTGTTTCTCCTTGCTTATTTTAATAGTCCCCCATGAAGCAGTTTTGTAATTGGGTACGGAGTATAATTGGATTTTGGATTTCTTCGTTGCATTACTTTGGCTCATTATACTAGTATACTATAATAATTTGTTCTTGAGTGGTTTTTTAAAAAAACGCCAAACTATAGGAAAATTCAAATGAATGAATTTTAATTAAATAAAATATAATGATGTTTTATACATCCCCATCTGGTTCATTAAATGTACCAACAATTTCACCCTTTTCCTTTTTCTTCTTGACAGGTTTAGGATCTACAGGATTTAGCCTTTTTTGGTAATCACGTTCACATTTTGGTGTTAACACATGGGCTTTCATGCCTCGGTACTGTACCACTCGAAGACACCTGGCACATTGCATACGTCTTGTAATTCTGGCATCAATGTGATTTTTGTTCTTCTGGTAATACTCTTTGTTGTATATTGATTCTTTGTTCATTAACATACTATAGATAAAAAATCTTAAATGGTTTTTTTTTTAAAATGCTCAATCTAAAGGAAAATCCGAAGAAATTAAAAGGTATATAATTTTGCCCATTCATTTTGTCGATCTAAACTCAGTTCAACTAAATTAAAATCACTATCATAAAATTCAACTTGAATATAATTATATACACCCGAGGCAACATAAATTTCCTTGCCATCTCTAATCGCTATCAATAAATCGCGGTCAGGTTTGATGTCATATTCAGGTTCATCACTGAAAAAGCACTTATCTTCATCAAACATTGTATACACGAACAACAGCTTTGGTCTGAAATAATGTTCTTTAAAAAACATGTCTTCATTTACATAAGTTTCGGTAAACCTTAGTGATAAATCCTTAAATATGCAATATCAATTGGTGTTTCAAATCTGTTCATTGAAATACTATGGAAAAAAATCCAAACAATTGAATCGATTTGAATTATACATAATGGAGACACTACCAACATATGTAATA